ATCCATATCTAAGGTAGCAATTTCTAAATGAGAATCTGAACCATAGACTTTAGTAAAATTAGTGGCGGCTGGAAGACTCTCTCCGAAGTGAACTCGATTAGTAGTAATACCTCTTAAATTTCCACTCAATAAAACTAAATCGACCATAGAATCTCGAGTTGCTATAAAAGAATTTAATCCATCTGCTGGAGTTAATGTTAATGTTCCGACAAGAGAATTCGGTGGAGTAATACAGACGTTGACTGGAAACTCGGTAGTTTGGTCTGGTGCTGGTGGGTCGGAAAGAATGAGTGGAGTTCCACATCCTCCAAATTTGGTAGCATCTAAATGTTGATAAGTTCCTTCTGTAATTGTAGTTTGAATATTCCACAAACCACGCCGACCATTACCTCGACCAGATGTAGCACCGCTGGCGGCATTATTAAGTAAATTCATATACCCCCATAATTGGTCATTCATTTGATGTTTCTCTCCTCGCTTAGTTTCGAGTGGGTCTTGTAAAATCGGAACTATTTGTTCTTGTTCTGAAATATAACCATAATAGTAAATAGTCTCGGTAATATCTTCCTCAAATTCTATACTCTGTCCAGTAATCCCCTTCTGATTGATGAAGGCTTGATGAACTGAAATTTCCGACCCACTTGGTGCGACAATGGTATCATTCAAAGAATAGTCCCATATGTTAGTTTGTTTTGATTCACTGTCTTGTGCCGAGAATCGGTTAATATCTATATAATAAGATTTAGTTGGGGGAGCACTCATATATAATATGAATAGAAAATTAAAAATGAATAAGAAACAATATAAATTAACTTGAGACCATAACTGAAGTTCCCTTCGGAAGTTTTTTAACAACTACCACTCGAGAGTGGGTAATGTAGTAATCAACATCCATTTCACCTCTGTAGTCTGGAGATTTGCCTTTGGCATTTTCAGTAGCATCAGTTCCATTTCCAGAACCATTCATTCGTGGTTTTCGTTTGTATTTCCAAATAAGAGGTGAACCGCTCATTATAGTAGTTCCGCCTCCAACAATCTGTGGATTACCATTAGATAAATCTGCTCCCAATGGTTTGTATTGTGCCATTAAACCATCTTCCATAGGTGCGAGTCGTTGTCGTTCGGCATTAGGGTCATTGTAATACATTGGTCTCGGAAGAACTAAGTCTTCACCCATAACTAAAGACATTTGATTATACTGACTTGCGTTTTGGAAAACAAAGTTCGGATATAAATCTAAACCGTTGACTTCGAGATTATATTCTTCTTCATCGACACCGTGAATGGCTTGGTGCTGTAAGATTTTTCTTGCTTGACCCATAGAGTTTGGATTAGTGAATGTGATGGCCTCTGTTGTCGGTGCGCCTGCTTCGCAATTTCCGCTAAGAACAAGGGAACGTCCAGCAACATCTACAGAAACCACATATTTAGGAGTCCCAGCAGTCGAGATTGAAGCGGATACAGCCAAAGCACCAACACTAATATTTTCACAGTTAATGTCGGAAAGATTGGGAGCACTTGATGAAGTAGAAGTTGCGGTTCGAACAATAGTTGAGCCTTCACGCTTTTTATAATCTACAAATCGTTTCGCCATAACAACATTGTGAACTTCCTTACCAGTCTGACCTAATCTGTGTTCGACTTCTTGGACTTCTTTACTTTGTCCGACTGCTGTGAGTTTTTTCTTAACTACAGCAATCTCTGGGAATTCAAATCTGTATCCGCCTTGTTTAGTAGTTTGTTCTAAGAAGTTATTGATAACCGAAGAAGGTGGAAGCATATAGTCCACAACTAATTGAACTTCTGCGAATCCGACATCTGTAGTAGTCGCTGCGAATGGCGAACCAGACTCAGCACCAGCGGATGGTTTATATGGAACTGGTTGTCCAGCAACTGTCTGTGGGACGTTAGTAAGATTGTAAGCATATTTATCAGAGAAGTTCATTTCAAATTCTAACTGTATATTGTAGTCAGTGAATAAGAAGAGTGGAAGACTTCTGCCTTTGAGGCAAGGGAAAATCATCGAGAGTGGAATACCATATTTTTCATTAACATCAGCAGATGAGTTTACAGCAAGAGAATTCACAGCAGCACCAGTTCCGTCGGCGGCAGTTCCGAAGTTAACACCAGAATCATTTTCAACATAGACAATCTGACCTCGACCAGTTGCGTCAGTTCCAGAACCACGATTAGTATTAGCAGCCTCAAGAACTTTGAGTTCTAATGAATTACCGAGATAATGACCTAAAACATTTCGTCGCTGTAATACCGACTTATTGAGATTCAACATAGCGGCAATTCTGTCTACATCTTGAGCATTCTGAACTTCATAATCTCCGATTCGTAAGTGAGCATTCTTAATACATCCGAGAGCTCCAGACCAAAGATTAACTCGGAACTTATCGTTGTTTCCACCAGAAAGATTTTTTAATTTAAAAGTAAGCATAGAAGTTCCTTCGAGAAAACCTACATTTCTAATCGTGAACTTAAATACTTTAGAAGCATCAGTTGTAGCATTGTTGGTTTCTACAGTTTCAGTTCGAATTTCCGACTGTTGTGGCACTTCTTTCAATCCATAATCAAGTAATTCAGCAATAGACATTTTATATATTATTAATATATTTTATTTTTTCAATTTCTTTTTTTCTTGAAATACTTTTGGATTCTTTGGTTTCTTCTTTTTATATGGAAGTGGTTTTTGCTTCTTAACTATATCAAACTCTTCTTCTGGCGGCGGTTTTGGCTTAGGGTCGACTTGGACTTCTCCATCAAAAATCTTCTGAGAGTTGTGTTTTTTATTTTTATACTGAATATCTGGATACAGTGAATTCCACGCCTTTAACTCAACTGGGTCAAATCGTTTTATTTTCATTTGTTCTGCTAATGAATTAGGTTTCTTAGGTTTTCGTTGGCATATATGCTTAGTAGAATTTAGGTTGTTCATATATATAGTTAAGGTTTTTCTATTGTAAAATTAATTACACTCCCACTAAGACCTTCTGCGATAACATTGGATTCAATGTCTCTAATCTCTACATCCAATGAATTGAGAACTTGTCGATTATTATCTAAATCTAATTTCTTCTGAATGGAAGGTTGGAAAGTTCCGACTATTATATCTCCAGTTCCACTGTTAATTACCTTTGAATCTGAATAAGGAGTCGGAACATCGTGGATAATAGGTTGAGCATAACCAGCACTCTGAACATTGTTTCCAGCACTCATTGCTTTACTCTGAATATTCTTGTAGGCTGAAATCGGAAGATTCTTTAGGAAGATACTATAACTTTCATCTGTATGTTGGTCTGCGTCTTCTTTAACAATTTTTGATACTTGATTCTCTGGTAGATTTGGATTATATTTATCAGATTCATTTACACCCACAAATCTGGCTAACTCGGAACTAATCTTAAATTGATAGGCTTGAACCAAAGTAATCGGAGAAGCATTAGTCGCAGTTCCGAGTGGAGAGTTTGTTCCAATCTTTTCCCATCCAGCCATCTTAAGAGTTTCAAAACCTTCACCGTTCTTTTGAGCAGACATTAGAACACTGAATGGAATTTGAGAATTTGCCTTCTGTGCTTTCTGAGCATCTGTTCCAGTATTGATAGTAGTTAATCCTTTTTGTCGGAAGAAATTATAAGTTAACCATCTAACGGAATTTTTACTATCATAAATCATATTGGAAGAATCTACATAGTTTGAATTAATTAGATTGAAAAGTCGGAACTCTAATTTATCATTAGAAGATGCTTGAAAACCTTCTGCCCAATAAGTTTGAAGGGCAAATCGAGCATTCACATTATTAGCATCTGCTCCTTCTAACAGTGAAGCCATTGGACAACTCCATACCTTAATCATTCTATTAACTTCTGCGGCCGCTCTTGTGGGGGCATTGTGCCGAGTTGTATAATTTGATGCTCTCCATATATTCAACATCTGTTTATTTCCATCTGGTTGAGAAGAACCAGTAATTTCTATACCAAGGAATGCTTGAGGAATTGAAGCTGCTTTATCGGCTGCTGAAGCATCAACTCGAATAGCATTGGAAGTATTTGGTTTATATATAATCGGAACAAATAGGTTTTGACCTCCAGCACTTGGAGCTTGAGTTCCAGTTGTGCCGTGAGTAAAACTATTGACGGAACTTCCATCAGCATAGGCAGTCCAATCATCACCACCAGCCTTTAGTGAATCTGCTATTTCGTGAGAACTGAGTCCCATAAAAATACTTCCGACTTGTTCTCCTACAGTCTGAGCACCCACAAATTCTATCAAATTGTGATTCTCTGAATTAGGGGAAAGTTCCGACTGATATGAAAAATCATAAGTTTGTTTCGACATACCAAAGCAATCATAGAATAAATCTGCTGGGTCTGCTCCAGCATCTGCGTTAGTCTTAATACAGACATTGTCGGTATCTGCGGCCATACCAAAATTGTGTTCTGCTGATAATCCAAGCCAAGATGGTAATTCCAGAACATTATAATCTTTATACCAACCTATAGCAATCTTAGAATAATCTTGTCTTTCATAAACTGGATTGTAGAGCATCATCTGTTTCGGAACTCCAGCAACTGCTCGAATTCCATAATCAGCATCGACCTCTGGGTCTCCACCGAGTCTTTCATTAATAACTTGTTCTAATTCTGATGCTGTATATCCAGTTTGATTTGTTAATGGATTGATAACTGGAATAGTAATTGAATTAGTTCCCATTACAGTATTGGCAGTTCCAGCGGCGGCTGGTAGCACAGTCGGAAGAACTTCATTCAATACGACTTCTATAGTTTGGTCTGTATTAAAATAAATTGATGAGTTTCTTTTGAACTTCGCAAAGTTCAGATAAACTTTGGAATTTGGTTCTATAACAAGGGGTTCTCGAAATCTAACTGAATATGTGTGTCCATTATCCACTGGCGAGACAAGGTTAATTGAAGTCATATTTATATATATAACTGAGAAAATTAAAACTGAAATAATAAATGTTTGAACTCTTCTTCTGGTTCATCTGTATAAATATATTTTCTTTTGGTTTTTTTGGGGTCTACCCTCATATAACCATCTCGAAATTGTTTCTTTAGGGACTTGACTCTCATACGAACACCTTGTTCTGCGAGTTGAAGTTTCATTAGGAGTTTTTTTGCTGGGTCTCGACGCATAGGTCTTTTCGTAATGTAATACCTTCGTCCGTAAGTTTCTCCTAATCTTGAACCATCTTTTTTTCCGATTTTATAACCATTGTTGATTTTAAAAATCTTTAAGTCCATAGTAATATTATATTTTATTTTTCTAATTGCTGTTTAACTAATTGACTGTGAATATCTGGCTCGATAGAGCATTTAGATTTACAGCATATGGTCATCTTACACACTACACGTTTTAATAGTTTTCCGAACATACCATTTAAAGAGATTTTTTTAATAATTTTATATGAATTCTGATGAATTAGAAACACTTGGTGCTGTAATATTTGTTATCTGTGTCGGACTTACTTTATACTGTATTATATGTTGGGACACCCACCACAAACCATTTACATTGTCTTCACAAGAGTCTGAAGATTGAGTGCGGCATTGTATTTAACGAATGTCTGAACAAGTTCCGACTTATTTCGTCTATCAACTGGTAAGAGTGTAGAACCAGCATTGACTCCAGAATGAACAGTATTAGAGTAATCTCGGTTGATGTAGTTAAGAGAATTTCCGACTCCATAAGTGTAATCAACTCCTAAACCGAGAAGTTCTGGATATAACTGATTACCGACACCGCTTGTAGCAGCAACAGCAGTTCCTTCAACTTGAGCATTACCAGCGTTGTAGATACCATTAGTTCTGTCTCTGTAATCAAATTCTAAATTGTTAACAGACCTTCGCATATTAGCGGAACTTCGTTTTGCTTCCATACCTCCGAGTAATGCTCTTTCGAAATGTTTTCTAAGTTCTAAATCACCCATTATATTTTCACGCTTGAGCATCTGAGATGGGTCAATTGAACCCTCACCTAACTCAACTAATGATTCATAATTAGGTTGAGATTTGAGTGGGAATGTGAATGGGAATCTGAGATTATCTTTCTTATGTTCAACTTGTTTCATTCCCACTGGAAGTCGGAAGTTTGTTTGTTGATAGGCTAAGTTGTTAGTTTGGTCTTTATCTAAATATAAATTACACATTGCCTTAACTGAATTGAGTTGAGGAGTGTATGAGATATTATCTTGGTCAGCGTGGATATCGTTAAGTAAGTTGAGTTGAGAGTTCAGAGGAATCTGTGCTTTGTAGGCACTCATTTCTGCTGGAGTCGGAACTATGTATCGACCCTCAAGTTTTAAGTTTCGAAGACAATACATCGAATTTGCTAAATCATTGGCAGTTTGATTACCTTTATCTCTGAATCGTTGGAACAACACGGAACTATCTGGAGCAAGATGGATTGTGAGCATAAGACCATTGGTGTATGCTTGACCTAAATGGATATTTCCAGACTGGAATAAATCAATATCTAATTTGATAGAGAATGGAACTCCTAATTCTCGGTTGTTATTAGTTTTCAAATCTTGGGCAGTTTTATCGGCAATAATCTGAATTCGCCTATTTACTTCATTGGCGTGATTGCCTTGAGCAAGTGAGCGATTTGGTGCGACACCCCACAAGTAATCTTCATCGTTGTTAGTATAGGCTTCTCGGAGTGAACTGTATGCTGGATAGTTGTGGATGTTAATTAACTCGGTATTAGTTTTTTTTGTTTGAATTACCACTTTATCTATAACATTATGAACACCTCCGTGATTCGGAATATTACAAGCAACTTCTTTAGTAATAGAAGCTCCATTATCATTTTCCATATTAGCGTAGTTTGGGTCTCTGAAACCTTCGTCGGTATCTTGCTGTTTAACTATAAACTGGCCAGATAATACTAAAGTTCTTGTTTCTAACATTTTCTCTACAGCAGGTAATGAGAACTTAATAATTGGATTAGATTCTTTGAATGAGAAACCACCAGCAACTCCGTTAGCACCAGAACTTTGTAATGGATTATCGTTGAGAGGCGAAATCTGAAAATAATTCTTTTCAATCGGCATTTTATATATTAATAAAATATTTTAATTATAAAAAAATTCAATTTATAAAATAAGTTGGAGATTATCTTTGTTAATCATTATAGTTTTTACTGAGAATACAAAGTGTATCATTCTCACATTACCAGCCTGTATTCCATCGGATGCTTGGTCTCTTCCGTTAGAGAATGTAAGTCGGATTTGTGGTTCAGCGTCTTTAAGATTGTAGACAAACTGTTCACCTCGTGCGAGTTCTCTGGCGTGTAAGTATGTGTTGGTATAATCACAGATGTTTCCAGCACGGCATTCACCAAGTCTTTTCACATCTTTTCCTATTGTTTTGAATGCCTTGACTAATTCATTCATATTAACAACTTTATCTTGTTTCGCTGAAGGATTGTAGGCTTTAAGAGGATACAGTTTATTGTTTATGAAATACTGGACTGAATCTAAAAATATCCGATGTGGTGGTTGACCATTGTAATAGTTCTGACCATATTTCTCATTTTCAGTGCTTACAGAGATATAGTGTGTGAAGATACTTTTCGCAGCCGAAGCAACAGAAGTAATATCCGATTGATGACTAAGACTTGTCTGTGGAAGATTATCAAGGAAACAATCCCAAGAGATGTAATCGAACTGACTTTCCTTAATCATTCCTTTCATCATACCTTGAGGTGGGATTACTTGGAGAACTTTGAGTTCAACATTCTTGAGTTTATATGTGGATTGAGTGGTATCATTAGCAAAGTAAATAACACAGTTGTTAGTAGTCGCACCAGCAGCGGTAAGTGCTGTAGTAGAAACTACAACAATTCTTGATGTCGGAAGTCCATCGGTTTGTGTGAATTCTCTGTGGACGTGGTCTACAACGAATGGTTGAGCACCAGCCTCTCCACCTCCTCCAGTATTTTGAAGAACCATAGAAGCACCCTTAACAATACCTAAGTCTGCTGGGTCGGCAATGTTAGTTCCAGTAATCACAATAGTTTTGAGTGTCTTAGCACCACGACCACCACCAGCAGCGGCAACCTTAACTTCGTCAACAGCAATACCATTAGCAAATGAATCGGCTTTGACCACACTGGTCGCAGAAGCACCATTAGCAACATTTAATCGAGTCATAACACGCTTGTCTTCGGCAAAAGTGATTTCAATTCGAAGACCACCGAATAATAGGATTGGAGTAAGTTTTTCCGAGACACCGAAATGGGAGAAAATTCCAGACTTCAAAGGAATACAGAACTTCCGAGCAGCGAATTTCTTAGCACACATCTCATTATCAACATTGGCTTCTTGATTAGTTCCACTCACTACTCCAGTTCCAGATGAAATTTGACTGAAAAGTTCCGACCCTAAATCTAATGTGCTTCGAGCATCTCCAGCATAACCACGTTCTGTAAGGACATTTGCTTTTGTGGCAGCAGTTTGGGCACAAGAGTATGCTCGTGGTTCAACATCAGTTCCATTCTTAAGTTGAGAGTGGGCATTATCTTCTTCACAATATTGATTTTCTAAAGAACACCATAAAGAATAATTGGTGAGTGATTCGAGGAGTTGACCATTTGCTAAAGAGTAGATATCCATTCTGTCGATGACTGATGAAGCACCAGCGGTTGCTGGGAATGAACAGACACGAGAATTAGGGCAAGTGTTAAGAATATCGTAAGAGAGATAAGAATCTTTTCCCTTAACAAATCCGATATCTGGATGAATGGTAAAGATTGCTTTTTGTTCGGAAGTAAATTCAGTTCCATTATCGGCAACGAGGGCAATAAATTTTGAGTTTTCGGCAACAGACATTTTATATATTATTAATATATTTTATTTTTCCAAATTAAAATATCTTAAATTATTATAATGTCGTTGAAAGAAATCGTAGAACCTATCTATACCCAAATAGAGGATAAATCTGCTCGTGTTAACAATACTCTCATAAGAGCAATTGATGATGCGGCCGCTGCTGGAACTTTTACCTTAGGAGCATCGAGTAATCTACTTGCTTTTAAAATTGGAGATGCTTCTGGAGCGAATACTGCTTTAGATATTGTTTCAACTTCTGCTCTTGATGTTAGAACAACTGGGACTGGTGCTCGACAAGTGAAGGTTGAAGGATTAGTTGCTGATACTTCCGATTCAAATAAAAGAAAACCACAGACGTGTGTTTTTAATATGAATGGAACTACAATCGTTAATACTGGTTCTGGTATTGAGTCTGGAACAAATCTCTTCTGTGCTGTAAATAAAATCACTGTATTCTCTACTGGAAATACTTACTCTAACGCTGGAGATATAACAGCAAAGCAAACTGGAACATCTACAGTATATGGAATTCTTCAAGCCACCCATTTTAGTTCCAAGTGTTTACACTATGCGACAAGGTCTTCTGAAGAACTGTTGGTCAAAAGTATTCACATCTCATCGGCATTTGCCACTGCTTGTTCAGTAGAATTATTTGAACAAGATTTAGATTCTGGCCACAAAGAATTACTTGGAAAAGTATTTGTCGGAACTACACCAGATATACAGCATCCATTACATTTAAAAATTGGTAAAGGAAAAGTCTTCTATGCTACAATAACTAATCTCGAAGCAATACTCGGAACTAATCATATCTCTGCTAATGTATCGGCACTATCTATTTAAGGATTAATATCGGAACTAATAATAATGAGAAGATATACTGAGTGGTTGAAAGAGAAATTGATGTGTGATATTTGTAAAAGAGAAATCAGTAGAGGCCATATCAATAACCATTTAAAATCAAAAATTCATATTAAGAATTGCGACCTCCTCGCAGAAAAAGAAAGTAAAAAAATTTGTGAACCAGTGATTATACGCTGGGATTAAAAGTTGGCGTTCTAAGTTCATTTTTATTTTATATTTACTATTTATATGATTAATAGTGAAATTTTGGATGTCGGATATATTTACCAGATTACTTCTGAAGATGATGATAAAATTTATTATGGTTCTACTAAGAATTGGAAGGAAAGGGCGAGAAGTCATAACTCTGCCAACAATAAGTGTATGACGATGTATATCAATGGTCGGAAGAATATTAAGGTTCTTGAAGAGTTCTATAAAATTACAAGGGGAGACTTACAGATAAAAGAAAGAGCATATATAGAAAATCATAATGAAGCAATCTCTGGACTTTGGTGTTTAAATAAACAAGTTCCGACTCAGACTCCAAAGGAATATCATAAGAAAAGATATGATAAGAATTCTTCTTATTTCGCAGCTAAACAAAAAGTATATTATTGGGAAAATTTAGATAAAGAACACGCTCGTAATAAAAAATATCGAGAGAAAAGGAAGGGTGATATGTGGTTCTGTAGTCATTGTAATCAAATATATGCTTGGACAACTCGGAAGAAACATATTAAGACTCAAAAACATTTACAAGCACAGCAGTCCGACGAAGTCTTAGACAGTGTATCCACCGCCACCCCCACCGAGTGTATTACCCTTGAACACGGAAGTATCAAGACCTCCAGCGACAGCTCCTCCAGTCATTTGGGCTGCTGATGCTCTGGCTTCTTCACCCTTTTTATCTAATCCGTGAATTAATCCGCCGATTAAACTTCCGACTCCTATAATTTCTCCGATAACTGGAATTCCATCCAAAGCAGCATCTACACCACCCATTACTTTAGAACCTATTTGACTTGCTACATTGGAAGCAACATCTTCAGCCGCAGGAGCAGCAGCAGGAGCAACAGCATCATTTGCGACACTTGCTTGACTTACAGCACCTCCAGCATTACCTCCAGTCTGACCAGCAACTTGTCCAGTATTAGCAGCGATATTTACTTGCTGTGCCCCAGTATTTGCGATAGGAGCTCCGACTAAAGGTGTTGCTACAGCAGTTGGATTAGCGGCTACAGCAGCAGCAGATTGGGCAGAACTTTGTCCAGCAGCGGCCGCAGTCGGAAGTCCAGCAACTCTGATAGTTCCACCAGCAGCTTGGGCAGCAGCAGCATTTACAGTAGCGGCAGTTGCTCCAGCGGCTTGAGTTGCTACATTAGTTGCTACAGCAGCAGCACCAGTAGCAGCATTAACACCTTGAGTAAATGTAGCGGCGGCAGTGGCGATATTTCCAGCAGCGGCTTGGGCAGCGGCAGCGACATCACCTCCAGTAGTTTCGGCAGTAGTTGTGGCGGCATCTGTAGCAGCACCTTGTTGTGCTTGAAGACCTCGATAAACTTTTCTTCCGTGTTTCCAGACAACTCCAGCAGTTGTTAATGCCCCACCCCAACCTTCTGCTTGTTGGGAGATTGCGTTGAATTTATCTTCAATTGTGGATGCTTTTTTTTCACCTTGTTCTGCTCTAACATCATTCTCGTGATTTAATCCTTCTTGGAGATTACTCATATAACCTTGTAATTGATTGAAATAAGCCATTTATATAAATAGATTATATTTTAATTTTCTTCATCGGAATTATTTTCTTCAATTTCTTTATCGGAACTTTCTTCATCTTCTGAATTCTCGGAAGTTTTTTTAGATGTATCCCAAAGTGTTTGCTCTTCAAAGTTCCGACGTGCTGTTAAATCTTGAATGTTCAGAAAACAAAAGTCAAATGGTTCTTGTTTGGACTTTTTATAGATTGATATAAAGTCTTTCTCTGAACCTCCGAATACAGATAATTCTTGAGACATCTTCTTTAGTTCAATCTCTGGCGAATTTCCCATTAGAAAATAGGCAGAGGCATTGATTCTTTGAATAGCATTGAGATATTTGAAATACTGAGATATGATACAGATACTCAATTTACCTTCTTGGTCTTCATTTCCTATATGTCTGTATTTTGTAGTTAACCCAGTTAAGGCATCAATACTGCTCCCAGCCCTCTTAACATTCACATTTCCAATAATATCTTCTAAAACAAGTAAATATTTTGAATTAGAATCATCATCTTCGACCATCTGAATAATTTCTTCTAACAGTGAATCATTGTAATCTGTAAAAACAAAGTCAAATTGTTCCAAGATAGGCTTCATAATTTTATCGTTGTATGCTGTATTTGAAATAAGTATCTTCACATCGAATAGTTCTTTATATGGAAAGTTTGGATTAAAAAATAAATTGGCCATAAACAGACTTTTTCCAGATTTTACAGCACCAATCACATAGGCCAAAAATGGGGCATTTGGTAAGATATCAAAATCAACTTCTCCGACTTCTTCTTTATCCAGTTTTTTCAATGGTAATATCTGAAAATTTTTTGGGTCATACTTCATCTCGGAATTCGGCTTCTTCTTTTGGCTCATACTTATATGTATCATAGATTTTATTTAACTTAGTTTTTAACTTTTCATCATCAAAAATATCATCGTCTTCTACAGTATCCAAATGTCCACATAATTCATCAAAGTCTTCAATAGTTTCACATTTGTCCAGTGTCTCTTCTCGCATCAATTCCCATCGAGCTCTTCTCTCATTCTCCCATTCTTCTTTCTTTTTCCTTTCCAGCAGTTTTTCTCGGATTTTCTGTTCTTTGGCAGACTTACGAAGTTCCGACTTCTTTTCTTTAGCAGATTTGTTCTGAGCAATACCTTTATCAACAAACTCCTTATCTTTTTTTTTCTGTTGAAGTTCCGACCTTTTTTTCTCAAGTTCTTTTCTTCTTTTGTTCTCGGCAACTCTTGCTCTTCCTTTTGCGAGTGCGGCCAACTGTGCCTCAGATAGTTTCTTCTTCCTTTTTTCTTTCTTCACTTGTTCTTCCGATGGAGGCGGTGATGGTGGAAGTTCTGGGTCTGGACTTGGTGGTGGTGTATCGTCTTCTTGTTTCCATTCCACCTCAGCATCGGCACTCTCGATAATCTTTGGTCTTAGTTTAAATTTAGGCATTGTATATAAATAAAAAATATTATTTTATTTTAAGATAAACTATGTATTATTTCGGATATGCTTCTCTTGGCAG